TCCATACAATGAAAATCCATTAAATCCTGGATTAGAAAACTTCGGTTCTAATTTATCCATCATGTGTGTATGTCATTATGTGCCTGCGGATAGTGTACAAATTACAAAAGAAAGGATATAAGACATGCCATCAGTTAGAAAACCCAACCCAAAATCTCAATTAGAGATCCAAAACGATCAGATCGAACCATATGTGTTTCCTGATAATGGGATGTCTTATGGGAATCCTAACATCCCTAGTGAATTCGATCAATTTACCCCCACAAATCAAAGTGGAATAAATTTTAACCGCTCAGAAAAATTATCTTTTAAAGGAGATACTTCAAAACCATTTACTATTGGTTTACAAGATATAGATGAATCAATAATGTTCTATTTCCAAAACGTAATTCGCCCTACAGTAATTCAAAACGGTGTTCGATTAGCAGTTCCTGTTATATATGGTGCTCCTGAACGTTGGAAATCTGTACAAAAAGACGGGTATTACAAAGATAAAAATGGTGCTATTATGTCTCCGTTAATCATGTTTAAGAGGGATACAATGGATAAAAACCGTTCTCTTACAAACAAATTAGATGCTAACACTCCCCATTTATATACATCTTGGACAACAAAATATGATTCCAAAAATGCATATTCGAATTTTAGTGTATTAACTAATAGAACTCCTGCTAAACAATTCGTAGTAAACGTAGTACCGGATTATGTTAATTTAACATATAGTTGTGTTATTCAAACATATTATGTTGAACAATTAAATAAAATTATTGAGGCCGTAAATTATGCCTCTGATTCATATTGGGGTGATCCTGAACGCTTTAAATTTAAAGCATCTATTGATTCATATTCCACAGTAGTAGAAGTTGGAGACAGCACAACCCGTGTTGTGAAAGGTACATTTACTATTAAATTATTTGGTTATATAATCCCGGATACTATCCAAAAAGAAGTAACAGCCATTAAAAAATATAATAGTAAAGTACAAGTTATTATTGGGGCTGAAACAGTTAATAATCTAAATAATCTATAATAAAATGGCAAAAGCAAAAGGACAGGCAGTAGCTTCATTTGTAGGCAAACCTAAAAAGAAAAACCCAGGTGTTCACGCAAAATCAAAGGCAAGTAAAAACAAGAATAGCAAAAATTACGTAAAAGCATATTCATCACAAGGGAAATAATATTTATAATAAACCCAAATAAATAAATTATGTCAATCGTTACAGAACAAAAGTTTTTATCAGAGGAAGAATTAACCTCTTTAAAAGAAATTCAAACCAACACACAATTATTGATTGCTGAATTAGGTGAAATTGAGTTAGTTAAGTTACAGTTAGAAAATCGTCACGGTGCTGCTAAAACATTCTTAAATGAATTAAGAACTAAAGAACAAGAATTTACACAGTCGGTATTTGAAAAATATGGTAAAGTTAATATTAATCCTGAGACTGGTGAAATTACCCCAGTAGAGTAATATAGTTGTTAATACACCATATTTATAACATATGGCACAAACCCTATCAACTTCTGGAATAGTTACTGGACAAGATGTTCAACCATGGCATGTTACCCAATCAATAGATGCTTTTACAAAAGTAAGTGCTTTTGATATTACAGTATCTGGTTCATTTACATTAACTGGAAGTTTAAAAGTTAGTGGAAGTATTTTAGGTAGAACATCTGAATCGGCTTCAATTGCTATAACATCTTCTTTTACTAATCAAGCTAGTGTTGCCAATTCATCTTCTTTTGCAGGATATAACTCTGGAGATTTATTAACTTTGCAATTATATGCTCCTCAAATTGCTACTTTAGCAGCAGGTACTACATATTATATGGGGGTAGGAACTAGTCTTATGATTGATGATGAAACTGGAATAGTTATTCCTATAAATGCTACTATAGTTAAAGCAATTATTATTTCCTCTATAAAAGGATCTACTACAGAAATGACCTCAGTATCATCCATCATGATAAATGGTAGCCCTATTGTTTCTCTTGAAAATTTAAGATATAGTGCTCCTAGTAATTTTGTATTATCTAATATTAATCAATCAATAGCTGCAGGAGATATTTTAAATATTTTTCTAGAAACTAATTCAGGAGCAACTCCAACTAATGTTACTCATAAAATGATTTTAACCTTAAAACCTCTTTAATGGCATCTACCTTATCAAATAGTGGAATCTCCTCAGGTAGTATGGTTGAAACAACTCATATTACTCAAATAGTTAATGCTTTTACAGGTACACAAGCATATGATATTACACTATCTGGTTCTTTAACAGTAACAGGTAGTGTAATTTTAAATACTGCTATTAATAAAAACTTTTTTGGTACTGCATCTTTTGTAACAACTTCATCATATACCTTATCTGCTAGTAATGTATCATATGCTTATACAACTTCATTTGCAAATAATGATACTACATTTTTAGAATTTTATCACCCTATAGGAACATTTAATTCTTCATCCACTTTCTATTTTTCAGATGGAGAACTTGTCTCTAGTGGGTTAGAAAACATAGGAACAGTTTTACCATTTAATGGATTAATAGTTAGTGCTAGTGCTACTTCAATTGTTAATGGCTCTACTGGATCATATCAATCATCTATTTCTATCCTTTCAGGGAGTACTCAAGTTCAAATTGGAGATTTGCCTTATTCAGGAAAAAATCAAACAGTAAGAAATGCAATTAATATCCCATTCACCTCAGGTAGTTTAATATTATGCCAATTTGTTACTGGAAATGGTACTACTCCAACAAATGTTATACATAACGTGATTTTATATATTAAACATAATGGCTAATACATTATCTAAAACAGGTATTCAAGTTAATAATGTCATTAAACCATGGCATGTTACCCAATCAATAGATGCTTTTACAGGTACACAAGCATATGATATTACTTTATCTGGTTCTTTAAATATAACTGGTCCTTTAAATTTAAATTCTCCTGTAACAGGGAACTTAATTACAAGTGCTTCTTATGCTATTACATCCTCATTTGCTTTAACTGCTGTTTCTGCAAGTAATGTAAATTATGCTTTAACATCATCTGATGTTACATTTTTACAATTACATCATGGGTTATTTCAAAACCCTACCCAAAATACAATATACTACTTTGCCATAGAACCACTATCTGGATCAGGAATTACATTAACAACAGATTCAGGTAAGGTAGGAATATATTTTCCTAAAACAGGAATTACTTTTAATAAATGTTCTATTACTACAACAGTAGAAGGAACTGCAGGCACCTCAGAAGCATCAACTTATAATTTATTTATAGGAGGATCAAGTGTATCTTTACCTAGTTTATCCCATAACCAACCTATTTCTTCTAGCACCAGTACTATTTCAGATATTTCTTTAAGTACTCTTGATTCAAGAATTTATATTACTTGGAGAACTCCAACAACATGGGTAACAGCACCCACAAATGTTTCTCATAATATAGTTTTATATGGGACTCGAGGAACAGCAAATATATAGTAAATAGTTAATCTAGGTTTAAATACACCATATTTATAATAAAATAACTTATTACAATGGCAGAAACAATTGTATCACCTGGTGTATTAACGATAGAGAACGATCAATCATTCACAACCCAACAACCTGTTCAGGCAGGTGCTGCTATCATAGGTCCAACAGTAAAAGGTAAAGTAGGTATCCCTACTTTAGTAACAACATATAGTGATTACGTTAATAAATTTGGTACTTCCTTTTTAAGTGGAAGTCAATATTATACATATTTAACATCAATTACAGCATATAACTATTTTGCCGGAGGTGGAAATACATTACTAGTTACACGTGTAGTCAGTGGAAGTACAGCTACGGCATGGACTCCCGCAAGTTCATCTTTTATATCTGCATCCGCACATGCCGCAGGTGCTCCTTATAATACTTCTCCATTTGTATTAGAAACTATTTCCGAAGGAATTCTTATGAATAGTGCTGGTCCTACGGGATCAAATGGCACTTTATTAAGTGGTTCAAACGAAAATTATAGATGGCAAATTACTTCTCCTAACACAAGTAGTGGAACATTTTATTTAGTTATCCGTCAGGGAAATGATTCAAATATTCAAAATTCTATTTTAGAAACTTGGGGTCCACTTTCATTAGACCCATTCGCTTCAAATTACATTGAAAAAGTAATTGGTAATCAAGTTGAAACTATAGCAAGCGATAATGGTGAATACTATATCCAACTAACAGGAAGCTATGCTAACAAATCATCTTATGTTCGTATTAGCCAAGTAAACCAAGCAACCCCAGGATATTTAAATAATATAGGAAATCCAAAACCACAATTTACCGGTTCCATTCCAAAAGCTCAAACAGGTGTATTTGGAGATGGTAAAGGACGTAACATCCCAACAGGCGCTGCAGGTGCATATTATAATAATATCACTGATACAAACATCCAAGGTATTTCTGCCAGTGCGTATACTGAATCTATTTCATTATTAGCAAATAAGGATGCATTTAAATATAATTTATTAGTTGCTCCTGGATTAATTGCTGATTCAACAAATTATCCTTCTCATTACACTGTAGTAAATCAAATCATTGATACTGTCCAATCAAGAGGTGATGCAATGACAGTAATTGATTTAGTAGGCTACAATTCAAACCTACTCCCAGTAATAGCAAATGCTCAAAATTTTGATACATCATATGCCGCCGCATATTGGCCTTGGGTTTATACTATAGACCCCAGCACAGCAAACCAAGTTTGGGTCCCTGCAACCGCAATGATTCCAAGAGTATATGCACAAAATGATGCTATTGCTTATCCTTGGTTTGCCCCTGCTGGTATTAATCGTGGTATAATGACAAATGTTATTAAGGTAGAACGTGTATTGACTCAAGGAAACAGAGATACATTATATCAAGCAAATATTAACCCGATTGCAACCCTTCAAGCTCAAACAGGAGCATCAGTAACTGTATTTGGGCAAAAAACACTACAGAAAAAAGCAAGCGCTTTAGATCGTGTAAATGTACGTCGTTTATTAATTGAATTAAAAAATTATATTTCTCAAGTTGCAGATACATTTGTATTTGAACAAAATACCGAAGCAACAAGAAATAGTTTCTTATCTTTAATTAACCCTTATTTATCTTTAGTTCAACAACAACAAGGTTTAACAGCATTCCAAGTTATTATCAATGAAACTAATAACACTCCAACAGTAATTGATCAAAATCAATTAGTTGGTCAAATCTATTTACAACCTACTAGAACAGTTGAATTTATTGTACTAGACTTTAATATATTACCTACTGGTGCAACGTTTCCTGCTTAGTAATATATTTTAAAGAGAATATTCATATTTATAATAAAAATATAAAATGGCAAATTTTACAGTATCCCCTGGGGTAGCA